AAACTAGGAAGATTAAAATTCTTTGGTTGAAGAGTCTTTCCAAGGGACTTTTCGAATAATGTACGATCAAATGACTTTACAGTATAACCATTAACTATCTTTTTAAGATAGTCAGGTTTAACTTGAAGATCAATGACAGGTACAAGGAACTTAGTAGCAATCTCTGTTGCACTAGGGACCCCTCGAACAGCCTCAAGGAATAGATTTCTAAACGAATCAAAACCATATTCTTTATTCCCATCAAGAAAGTTGATAAAAAAGACTCGAAAGATTTCATTTTGAATCTCTTTCCTAACCTTAACATCCGAAAAAGGGACTTGAATAGTCTCTAGAAAGGATAATGAAGGTAAGTCTTCTATCAACTGGGAAAAGAATAGATCCCTTAAATGAGGATTGGAAAAAACTCTTTTACGAGCCCGTTCTAATTGAGGAACACCAATGAAATCTTCATGGTATTCTTCATTTGGAACAGGGTCATTAAAGACTCTATCCATCTCATTAAGGGATTGTTGAGTAAAACAAGTCTTTGAGAGATATGGAATTGAGATACAGTTCTTATCTGGTTCGATCTTCTTAAAGAGATCATGTAAATATACTAAGATTTCAGTACGTTTATCAAGATCTCTTAAATTAGAACGATCGCCCCAGTTAAAAGCTAAACCTCCATGACTGACGGGAACACTTATACTTCTGACTGTTCTTCCGAGTTTAGACCTATTTAAAGTCTTAAACAAGTGATGAACTTCAGATGTGGGTGTTTCCTTCATCATAATTTCCAAGTCTCTCAGACACTCTCCAAGAACTTGACACCTGCGATCAAGAACCTTTTGCTTACCCGAATCTAGGACAGTTCCTTCCATAATTAATTGGGAATTAACTGTTCCGAAAATCGGATGAATGTAATTCTTTCCCAAAGAAAGAGAAAGGCCAAATTCTTCGACCTTTTTCTTCCAAATAGGATAGACAGTACGTGGAGCTCTCATTAGGATATCGTCACCATTGATTAAATATTTCTTTGGTGATAATCCAGATGAAGCTGCCGTACAATCATTCAGTAAGCAGAGCAACGGAAAAGATAAAAGAGATCCCATTAATTGACCGCCCTTTTGGATAACAGGTTCTATACCTGAATCCGGAGGGTAAACAACTAAATGGGGAGATATCTCTTTCATCGCCCATCGCTTTGTAGGTTCATGATCTATTGACTCAAGTATGCCTTCCATTAAAGCTTTTGTAGCTTCAATTTTAAAGGAGTCGGTTGCAGCGGTATAATCACCTGAAATCCAAACATCATCAGGATCTGAATTTTCATAGATCCTTTTAATATTGGATTCCAGTTTATTTGTACCGTGGGTGAGACAAAATTGTTCTTCTAAACCTAAAGCACGCCACATGGCATGTTGTAAAGGTTTAAGACAAAATGTTTCTCCCTTTCCTGCTGTAATACATCTTACCTTGAGCGGTTCCACAATAGGTTCCACTCGAACAGGTAAGGGTTCTTCAGGAGGAAATGCATCAAACTCTAAGGCATAGGTATTAGATTTAATCTGTTGATATCCATCAAAGCCTAAACTTTCCGGAAGATAAGGCTCAATCTCTTGAGCATAAAAATCTTCTGAAATTAAGCTTTGAGGAGTTTCGACGGTTGAATCAATAACCTGAGTCCAGGTTTTACGTATGTTTTCATGAAACTTCTCTCGCTCACGGAAAATAGAAGGAAGGGTACCGAAAAAATCAGTATCCATTTCCCTCCATAAACCTTGAGCATAACGATTACCATCAAGAGGATGAGTGAAAATCTCCTTTCTCTGGTAATAGGTTTTAGAGAAGTCAAATTGACGGCAACTAGAGGATTGTACTGAGGTACCAGAACGGCAAAGTAATCTTTCCGTTTTGGTCCATAAAGGTTTCTCTTTAAGTTGAAAGATCTTAGAATCTTCAACGTAAAATGGAATATGGATACGACGCCAAAAAGAAGCGTCATCCAGAATTCCATAAGAATCTTTATAAAGTATTTCCAATTTTGCTCCATATTGAAGATTACTTGTAACGATGATAATTGGAGAAGAAAAATGTTTACCTTTTTCTTCTAAATCAGCCATAGGAAGAACATAAGGATTACAGGAAACCAAAGTTTGGAATTCCTTGATGTCTTTACCTTCCAATGATTGACCAATATCATCAAGAATTACAATGGGCTGGTCGTTATAACCATCCCAAAATTCTACATTACAAGATCTTGAATACGTCAAATCGTCTCGTTTAATCCCTGGAAAAAGTGGCGATAACTTACTCAGTAACTGAGGAAGTACACTACTTTTGCCCTGACCCGGTTGACCAAAGAGACCAATTACCAATGGTTCCATTCTATCAAGAGTGGAATTAGGAATTGTCTCATTTTTCAATCGATCCTGATAAATAAGATCTCCTTTCATCCCCCCAATCCCTCGGGGAAAATGAAAAGAAGCCTTATTTGTAGGATAAAAACCATGATTAGGTTTGTAAAACTTTCTAACAAGTTTTCCGAAACTCTTACCTCTCTCTCTAAGATATTCCAAAGTGGAATTCTCCAAGGGTGAGGTTTCGAGAATCATCTGATCACGGTGTTTGATTAGGGTATCAAGAATAAAATCTTCTGGAACTTCTTTACAAAGTGATTTTGATTGAAGGAGAGAAAAAAAGAAATTAACTTTTTCTTTCTCTTCCAATTGATCAATTTGTGAACGAAGTTGAAAAGGGACCATATTAAAATGGTCCCCTTCCGGAAGTTCATCTTGATTAAGGGACAGAGATACGTGAAAACATAGCGAGTTCTTAAGGCATTTTATAATTGACTTCTCATCTTTGATACCAAGTATCTTAAGTTGAGAGTAAATATGAATAAAGATTACGGTAAAATGATTTTTCAGTTGAGGCTTGAAGGTCTTATCCTTCATCCTTTGATTGAAAGAAAATTTATCGAACTTTTTCATCTTCATCGTCAAGAAAAATGCCCACGCCATACGCAGCGCATGTGAAACTCTCCTATAGTCATCAAAGACTAATGGGAAAGTCCCACAAACTTTGTCAAGAGGTAAATCGTTCTCTAACATGAACTGAAGGGGTTTAAAGCCCTTCTTTCCTTTTAGAGTATTGTATCGATTTCGAACCTCTCTACCCATACTCATAGCTCGTCGTCGGATAGTAGCTTGATCAAATAAGATCACTCTACCATCCGGAAGGTTATGAACCTTCAACGATTCATCAAGATGAATCAGAGATATGAGGACGGGGTCCAACCTAACTTCACCTAAGAAATATGCTCTCTTAAAGAACATTTTCTCAAAAGAAGTTAACTCAACGTTAGTACCTACCAGATGTGTTTCCTTAACTGGAAACGAAGTTTGCTCGACTTTTTCGGGCGAGCTTCCTGTGTAGATATTAGAAACTGAGAGTTTAAACAAAATAGCTGGTCAGGCTAAGATGCCGAGCTGGAAGTTTTGAGATTAAATTATCTTTCCTATACTTTAACGAGTTGGGGAGAACTCAGTACAGTTGAGATTCAACCACAAATTCTTCCGATTGTAACCTAATAAAAGGTTACCACTGATCACCGCTTGGTGATC